AACCAGCAAGACCGCGAATGGCAGCGGCACCTTGCGGCGAGTACGCTCCCACGTCAATAGAAATCGAGTCGTTCGGCACCGGATCGCCAGGAAACACACCAGAAGTGCCCACTGCCGATATGTAGATAGTCGTTGGCTGGTTCACAATCCCAGCAACGCAATGGTAATTCTGCGCAACACATCCGTATTTGCCTATTGGCGTGTTCACGTTACTGCCAGTGGCCAAGTCCTGCAAGTACGTGACGTGAAATACCTTGTCGATACTGACAGGCTTATCAACTCCGTTATGGATGATAAGCTGATCCTTGAACGGCACAAAGCTAACGGCAACGAAAGCACCGCTCCAGCCACCCGGAGCCCCAGGCAACGCAGCCGCTATCGTTGAACTCCAGATCGCATTGGCAACACCATTAGGCAGCACCGAAGCCATCTGACCAGTTGTCGTCACAACAACCAGACGACCATTGAAATACGTCATGTCCATGATTGTGCCAGTCACGATGCCGGTCAAATCAGTGAACCAGTTACTGCCGAAACGCACTTGCTGACCACCAGACGGAGTGCGCCGGTAGTTCTTCAACGTTACGGCATACTTAGGCTCCATACTGAAGTCGTCATCGACAGCATTCAGCCCTCCGCCAAAGTTCCTGAGCGATAGGTCCAGGAGCTTCGACGCTGGTGTCTTGTGCTGAAACGTCTTTGGGAACAGTGCGGACATAGCTTGCACTCATGAAAATGGGTGTGTTTGACTCACCCAGCGTTGCCAATTACCCATTCATTCGGTATGCCGGAACGACCACCGGAGCCGAACGTAATCTCGAACGACGACAGTTGCTGTTGAATGTCCTTGTACCGCATCTCCATCATATTCTTCGTCATATCGGCAGCCGCAGCATTCAGATCGTCTGTAGCTAGCGTAGCCCAAGCCGTACCATAGACCAACATGTCACGATCCAGATACATTGTGTCCTGCCAGTCCCAAGCATCACGAAGAATTGGGTAGAACTTGGCGAACACATTGATCTTGCCAGTAGAAGTCCTTGGCAGTATGTAGATACGCTTCAGGGCATAGTCTGGGTCAAGCACATTGAGACTGTTCCAATACACCGGACCTGATCCTGACAGCATGTCCCCCTGAAACGGGCTTATAGACCGCGGCGCAATGCTCAGATTCGCGTGGGCACCATCCCGACGTACCGCAATGATGTCCTCGAAGTCTAGTACAGACTCTAGCTCGTTGGTCGTAGGTATGCCCTTCACACCGTCGAGCGTCAACTGGACCCAATTACAGTAGTGACGCCAGTTGTATTTCTTGTAGAGCATATTGAACGCCCGGATGGCATCCGCGAACATGCGATCATCCGAGTACATCTGCACGCCAGGACCGGAAACCTCACCGACGAGTTCCTGAGCGTCGTCAACGATATTTCGAATCGTCGCAGGCATTGCTCATCTCCGAGGGGGTGGATCGCGATGACCCACCCCTGTTTGAGTCACACACTAACCGCCGAAGTGCTGAATGCCCAACAAGCCACCATTGCCTGCTGCATTCACGCTCCCGTCACCGAACAGTTCGATTTCGATCTTGGTCGTTCCGTTCAGTGCAGCCGCAGCCTGGTACGTGCCGCGAGGGTCGCCGGTGACGTTCGTTGCCGGATCAGTCAGGTCCGCCAACACCTGGTTCGTGCCTGTGATGGCAGCCGCCAGAATCGTCGCACCTGCTTCACGAGCAAAGGCAATGATGCCCTTGTACGGGAAGCCGAGTTTCACGTCAGTACCGATCGAGACTGTAATTGCGTTCGTCGCCGGAGTGATGTTCTTCGCTGACAGAACACGATAGAACGCCTTTTTGCCGACAAGCCCAGCCGACGCAGCCGCTGAGCCAGTAAATCGTTCAACCATCGGCTGACCGAGATAGTCCTGGCCGTAGACATCCATAACGTTTGCATTGCCAGGAACGCCCGACGGTGTAACGACGATATTGCGTCCGTACGGAGAGTCGGCAACACCAACGGGCGATATTGCCACACTCGTATTCGCCGCAGAGTTGGCTGCAATGAGCGTTCCGTACTTGGTAGGATTCGCAGCCGCCGGAGTACCGAGACTGAACGACTGCGGTTCAAGGTCAAGCATGTCAGACGAATACGACATCGCCTTGACATACATATTGACGCCTTGCTGGAAGAACTTACGGTCCTGAGCGCCCATTATGCTGCCTCCCTGTCTACGATCTGCTCAGGCATCAACTGCGGACCAGTCTTTGCGCAAGCCATCTGGATGACCATGGTTTCCATGTCGATCATGGCACCGGCGCGAGCGTCATTGTCTTGCGCCAGCATCACCCGTCCGAGCGGGCTGTTCGGGTCCGTCAAGCCATCAAGGTTGATGACCCGAGGCTTCAGGTGCAGATTGTAGTGCTCCAGAAGCTGCCTGGTCGGAAACCGCGCGACGTGACCACGCGGGAAGTACACCATGTACCCGGCAGGCTCCTCGACCATCTCGCGCTTCCACTCGTACTGGTCGCGCGACTTGGCATTACCTTTCTTGGTCAAGACGAGACGCACCTTCTCCCGCTTGACCGTGCCCTGCAACTCCCGCACCACAAACGAGAGTCGCGCACCGATCATGTTTGCCGTCATCATGTGACGTTACTCCTGTGTTTGACTCAAACGCTAGTTGGTGAGGAAGGCATGCGTCCGGTAGTTGCGCCATGTGCAGAGTTGACCTTCCCACACGACACGACGACCCGTAGCATCCATCGACCACGGTGCAACAAGCTGCTTGATCTTCATGTTGACACCACGCAGCACATGCAGCGTCATGTAGCCGTCGTTGACGAAGTACGCCTGGTTGGCGTTCAGCTTCTCGTCGAACAACAGCGGAATGCCGTTGTGGGTTGTGCCGACAATCCCCAGATTGACAAGTTTCTTGCCTGTCCCCGTCGCATCCAGGTCGATGTGCTGCTTGTCGCGGGCCGCAGCCTTGTGCATTCTGTAGATGTTGCGACCGGCAAAGATGACAGTAGGCTGCGGAGAGCTTTGGCCGTCTGTTGACCGATTGAGGTCAAGTTCGGTGATGTCATCGAATGCCTCCTCGATGTTTTCCGGCGTGAGCGTCCCCGTGAAGTCGTACGCCGACGTTCTCCACTGGCTCTCCGTTGCCATGCTGATGCCACCAACCGAGCCGCTGGTAGGATCAACCGGAATGAGGTTGCCGAGACCGTTTGGGTCGGTTCCAGCACCCACACTCGTATGGTACATAGCGAACTGACGAGAGATGGACTCATCCAAGGCCATGATCTTGCCCTTGATGATCTTGAAAATCGCCGCACGACCCTGGTTCTCGTCCTCTTCCTGGTCGGAGATGATGAGCGATCCGACGACCCGTGACATGAAGTGATTGACCGTCACGAATTCGTTAGTCTGGTTCACCGGCACAGTGTCGTAGTACTGCATCGATGTCACGTTGGGATTGAGGCCAGTAATCAGCGGATTGCTAATCTGCGGGCCGCCATCCTCGACCACCACACGCTTCTTCGCATGGAGGTATGCGCTGACTGTACCGGAAATCGCAGATGCCATAATCAGCTTGGCGCGGCTGCGAGTCAACATAGCGTTGACAACCGTGTCGAGAGTTGCCATTATACTGCTCCTGTGTTTGACTCAAACACCCAAAGCGTCGAGTGTCTCCCGAAGGATCGAGTCGTACGATTGGTTTACTGGTGCCATGTCGCCTTGCCCAGCGAACGAGGGTGCTCCGCGTCCGGTCGGCATTACTCGTCTTGCCTGCCTCACCTGCCGGTTGCCGTTCTGAGATGTCAACCGCATGTGGTTCAACTGTATTCTGGCCCATACTTCACTCATCGACATATGCTGGAACTGAGGCTGGCTCAGAACAGCATGGAAGATGGGTATGTACTCCCTCGCTGAGGGGTTCTGAATGAAGAAACCTTGAACTTCACGCTCCGTCTCCTGATAGACACGTTGCGCCGTTTCCTGCTGCTGCTGAGTTTGCTGCTCAGCTTGCATACGTTGCTGTAATGGCGTCAACGCACCCCTAATCTCGTTCTGCACCATGCCCATGAGAGCATGAGTGTCCACACCGCCGGGCGCAATGCCGATCTTTGTCACATCGACGCCAGCAGCCGCAGCCATCGTCAGAATGCGTTTGAGCGCACTCACAGGGTCGCGTTTCGCCTCAGACGCAATCTGCATCGCCGTGATGGACTCAGAATCGTCCAGCCCAAGACGTGCCGCAGCCGTATTCCGGTCGTTCAACTGAGCCGTTAACTGCTCCACACGTCCATGGAACTGCTGTCCCAACTCGATAGCACGATTCAGACGCCCAGACAAGTCCTGGGACCGAATCTGCTCCGTGGCAAGCTCGCGCCTCGAACGCTGCGCCTCCTGATACATGCGGGCTTCAAATCCCGCCTTGGCGACGACTTTGCCATCAGGTCCAATGAGGTTCCCACGCTGGTCCGCCTGTACTTCCGCACCACGCGGCAACTGTCCAGGCTGTTGCTGTCGTGGCTCTTGCTGTCCAGGCTGTTGACGTTGCGGCTGTTGCTGCTGTCGAGCCTGCCTGCGATCCTCGTTTGACTCAAACGCTTCACCGCGTGATCGCGGCTCTTCTATCTCACCGTACTCTTCGCCGCCTCCTAACTCTTCTCCACCTTCATCGCCGCCAAGATCAGCCTCGTCCATTCCTAGGTTATCCAGCACCATATCCATGGCGCTCTCTGAACCACCGTCCAGGTTCCGTTCCGTCATCACACTTCTCCTACTGCATTGGGTTCAATTTGGCTAGTGGGGACTTCTTGGGTAGTATCGGTGGCGACGCCTTTGGTGGACCTCCCGGTAGCGGCGGTGCTGGCCCAGCCGGGGGCGTGCCTTGTTGGGCATTCTGCGCATGCAACTGTGCCACATGCTGTAGCAAGTAGCTCATAATCATGTGTGGATCGGCACCCGAGTTCTTCATCTGCACGACTTGTGCCTTGACATCTGGCGGAATACTGGCAAGCAACTGCTCAATATTCTGTCCAGGCATCGTACCAGGCCCCTGTGTTGGGGATGGCGTAGGCGCCCCTGGCGTTCCAGCATCCGCACCACCTGGAGGCTGGTCCGCAGGCTGATTCCCACCTGGCTGCGTGCCAGCAGCCGAACCAGCACCCTGGCCAGTCTTCGCTGTGATCTCCGCATCGATTGCCGCCCAATCCTCTGGCTGGATCACAACCTCTGTGAACGCCTGTTGCAGCACCTTCAGCATCACTTTTAACGTCGCACCTGGCGCTGCCTGCGCAAATTGCCCAACGGCCTGCGCAATCTGGATCGCCTCCTTCTTCTTGAATATGCTATTCGGCTTCTCCATGCTGCCAGCAACGATTTCCATACTGAACGTACTGTTCAGCATCGCAACGCTCATTTGTTTGTAATTCTGACCCAACGCAGGCCCAATGAGCCCAATCACATCCTCCACGCTCATGTACTGCACACACATCTCGGCAAGTGAAATCGCTATGTCAGCAACCACGTCTTCCACAACGTCAACCTTCGCCCCAACCGACAGCTTCATCGACTCCTGATACGTGTTGACGGCATCCTCGTTTGTGTTCGTCTTGAACTGAACACCGCGCAACGCATCGCTCGTATTCGTGATACGGTTGATTGAGTCAAACAGGTCTTCTTTGTTGAACAGTTCTTTGTACGCATCCATTCGAGGATACAACGACTCGAAAATGTCCGAAATCTTGCCCTCACCAGCCTTGATGCCGCAGATGTGTTTCAAGTCACTTCCGATGCTTTCCCCACGAATGCCGTTCAGCATCTTCTCGACCTGATCGCCATCCACCTTATCCGAATTGTAGAAAAAGAAATCAAACACCGACGTTCGCATGCGTCGCAGCTTGCGATTGATTGTGTTGATTTCGTCTTGCTGATCCAAATAGTACGCAGTTTCGCCCACACCGACTGTTCCGCCGGTGCTCATAGTGTAGCCAATGATGAAATACGGAAAAAAGCGTGTGATGTGCAATGGATCATCCCACACCCACAAAGGCCATTTCCAATCGTCACGATGGAACAGCATAACGCGATGCGTCAGCTTGTCCCAAACCAAATAGCACTCTGTCGTATACATTCGCAAATACGCAGTGCGCTCGTCATCCGTATGATGTGCGCTATCCACAGCGTCTTCCATAGCTTGCTGCACAAACCCCAACCCGTCATCACGCTTGCCGTCAGACGTGTCGAATGAAGCCTTGTGCGTAGGCTTGTAAATAAGAACACGCGCGCCACAGTCGTAATTGCTCGATCCTGGATCGTTTGACTCAGACGCAGACTCTGGATCAGGCTTCGTGAATCGCTGCGTGAGCATCGCAGTTGGCAAAAAGACACGCTCCGCCATCCACTCAGCATCCGTACCGTCCTGTAACTCTGAGTACGGATCGATGATCAGATTATGCGGCAGGATATTGCCAAGGCTTGGACCGCTTGGCTTCATCACTTCCATATTCATCTCTAGGGCTTCCATCTGCCCGTAGAGCATAGAAACCGCCTCTTGCGTCTTCGCAGTGGCTAGTTCTTGTGTAATCTGACTCATCTGCTGAATGGCGATTTCCCTCGAATCGTCTTTTCGAGTATAGTCCAGCTTCATGACACCGAAATTCGTTAGCAGCCCAATGCCGACGCACTTCTTGATCTTCTGCTTCGCATGCAACGATGTTCTGAATAGTGTATTTATCAGCTTCTCCATCGCTCGACAGAACTCTTGATCCGAGTCGTCGGACGTGCTGACAGTAATGTCTGGGTTTTTGCTATAGACCGCAGGTAGCATGATGTTCAGGTTCGAGAACACCACGTTTTCAGTCACATCGCCACGCTTGAAGACACCACGCGACGACTCAATCGCACGACCTTGGCTGTTGTTGTAGTATCGGAAAATCTCGTCCCACATCAACGTGATTTGTTCGTAGGCTTTCGTAGCCGCATTGATCCTGCGCTGCCACAACTTGCCTACGGACGAACTAATCGCTATGCGACTGCCTTCGTAAATCTGATATACTGGCGCAGGCTCCTTGCCAGGCTTCGAAGGCGCACTAGCATCGTCGCCCACATCGGTCGGATCGCTATCATTGATGTCAGCAAAGGTCATTTGTCAGCCCCGTTTGACTCACACAGTTAATGCAGCCCAAGATTCCTAGCGATACCACCGAACAATTCAGCAGCAATCCAAAAAGCAACTGCCGCCCATCCGAGATGCCACCGTGTATTGGGACCGGCTGGGTACTGATTCCATATCGCCGCGAGAAAGGCACACACGAATGCGAATACAAGTAAAACCAAACCAACGTTCTGCATCGCTCCCTCCTTATTCCCCGCCTTCGCGAGGACATGGTTTGACTCACACAGTCAGTGATTACCTCTGTATCCAAGCTCTGTCTCATGCCAATACTGCCACTTCGGCGGCAGCGCCGACTCTGGCACTATGATCTTGCTTACCTCTGGCAGATAGCTTAGCATGTACTTCAGCGCATTCATCGCATGATCATGCGCATCCATCGGCTCGTCAATCCGCTGGCCAGCAGTGTTCTGCTTCCAGTAGTACGACGACATCTCGTCACCAATGAACGCCAAGTCATCGACGAAGTAAATCATTGGCCCAGGGTCTTCCCTCGTAATAATGTGTGGCACACCCTTCTTGCCTGCCAAATACGAATTGACCTTCGCAATACCTGTGACGATATTGTTGCTCGAAGGTCGCATGTAAATCTTGTCATCCTGATACAGCTTCGCAATTGTCGAGCCGGTTTCCTTCATCCCAGCAACGACCGTCTTCTTGAATATGGAAGGATCAGCATGGATACGATTATTGAACATCAGCAATCCGGCATACCTTGCCCTGATGTCCCTAATCGCCTGCGGCTGCATGTTGTATGGAAAGTCGCTCTGGTAGAACCCATCAAGAACGATCACACGCCCACGGTCGTCCACAAATCCCAGCAAATAACAGCTTGGCGAGACTATACCAAAATCGTAAGCCTCCACTGCTTGAATTTGTACGTGTCGCAATAGACACTCTGCAAGGTAATTTTCGGCCTCCGCACGCGATAGGGTATGTACCGCCGGATCGTAATCTGGATGGACCAGCCCCTCGAATGCAACCCACTTTCCGAGCAAGAAACGGTCACGCATCTGGCCCTTGTAAGTGGCTTCGAGTCCGACAATATAGTCATGGGACAAATTCGCCTTGTTCGCATACGTGTCTGACTCAAACAGTTCCATGAGAGGCAGCCCCGTGTCGGAATCGATGAGCAGCTTCTCGACCTTCTGACCAGTCTTCAGCCACAACAGGTACGGCTGGATCAATTCCTTGTAGAACCAGTTGTGCGATGGGTTCGCCGTCAGCATCAACCACCGTGGACCACTCGCTGGCATCGTCAAGTCTTCGTCGTCCGCTAGATACGATGCATCGCCACGGAGACGGCCAAGCAAATCCAGGAAGTCCTTGTGTATGATGCCAGGGTCTTCGACCTGATCGACCCCTACCCAATCGTACGTCGCAGACAACAAATTGCTCGTCGCGCTGCCATCGCTACGACCCCTGCCACGCTGCGATATGTATCGGAAATTGACAATCGAGCCATTCTTCATATAGCACGTATTGTCGTCGATAGTCGGCTTCTTCAAAATCCAATCAGGCGGGCACCACTTAAAGAACACGCGCCTGAGCGTATCATTCAGCTTCGGATATGTCTCGCGGGCAAGGAGTCCATTGCAACCTGGATAGTCCTTGACCAGCTTCAGCGCCTTGACCGCGAGTGCAGTCGTCTTTCCATTAGCAAACGCTCCGCCGAATACTTGTATCTTTGCCCGGCTATGATAAAAGCCAGACTGCACAGACCCTTCGATGAGTTTGTAATTCGGCATTTGAGTCAAACACCTTGAGGGTTATTGTCGGACGGCTTGTTTTTGCCAATGGCCCGTTGTCGAATCTGCTGCTTGATACGTTTCAAGCGTATCCACCGTGACAAGGGTTTCTCCCGGATACTGAGGCGTTGCCGCCGCGACCGCCGCCACGTTCGCGACATAGCGATTCACCTTCGAATACGGCGGATCGACCGATCCTGACATAGCATCGGTCCCTGCCTTGTTCGGAACCCACGTCATTCGTATTGCCTCCGCTCTCCTGCCGACGGTCTACCACCCTGCGCCGGCTCCGGCCTTTCAGCCAACGCGATACCGCTGGATCGCATCTTGTGAGCCTCCTCCTTCGTCAGCGCCACAACATCGCCGATGCTGCACGTGACGTGATCACCTTCCTTCTCTTCGGGCGGTGGCACATCAGCCTTCTTCGTCTTGAAGTGATCCTTGTGAAAGACAGCACCATCGGTCAGCACAGTGTATTCGTGCACCGCCTTCGGGTCTTCCACATCTGCCGGTTGCGCTGTCGATGCCGTCTCCGCCACTTCCTGCTCCTTCTTCTTTGTCATCTCAACCTCCTACGTTGTCGATGGTCATACCGTTGACAGCAACCTCAGCATCACTGTCACCCTTGACAATCGTAATGCGGAGTTCACTATGCGCACCCTTGTTCTCAGCCATATCCTTTGGCCGAACGCCTGCACGATCAAGGATGTCAATGTTGGCACGCAGAACATTGCTCTCCTTTTCCCCGTACATAGCAATACGATGCACACTATCCAATGCATCGTCTGCATATGCCGCAATCTTCGAAACGAGACGCTTCGACTTCGCGCTGACGAATTCGCTCGCAACGATTTCGAATGTCTCGCTGTACCCTGGATGCTGCCGCACCTGCCGCACTTCGGCTGGCGTCATCTGCAACATCTCAGCAATGTCGCGATCTGTAATCCCCATAATCGTCAGGGTGAATACGATCGCGATACCCTTCATGGCTTTCGGTGAGGCTGGCAACTCAGGGACGGCCCGCTTACGTGCCGGTTTGTACTCACTACTCGACTTCACGTGACTCTTCGCTACATCATCAAACAAGACCTCAGGAGGAATCGTCTTGCCGTCCGCCGTCACGTAAGGATCGCCCCAAGCTGCCAGCCTCGACTTCGTGGCAAGAGCCCGTCCAGAACTCTTGCCACGGTACTTCTTTCCGTTTGACTCAAACACCATGTTACCAAGTCCCCAGCGGGTTCCCATCCTTGTTCGTCACTGCATTCGGTCCAAACGTCGAACGCTGCGACCACTTCAAGATGTCATTCTTGTACTCGGTCACGTCCGCGGCCGTCGTCGCACGATTAATAAGAGCAATCTGATTGATCGTGCGCTTGCCGCCAAGCTCGACATTCGGCTCAATACTCGGAAACGTATACGTGGCAGTACCGCCGGGAGCCACACCAGCGGTTGCATTCATAATGGCACGAAGCGGAAAACCGATCTTCGTGCCAAGTTCGTGAGCCGCATAAGTCCGTCGGCCTTCCCTGCCAAGGATACTGGTCAGCGTCAGTAACCCTGCCGAGTCAGCAAACAAACCACCCTTGACCTTCGCCGTAGCTGTGTTCGTTCCCATGAAACCTCCTGTTACGCGCGATTAAGCATAAAGGCGTTCGGCTTGATACCGTTCGCCGTCCCTTGCATAAAGTTCGGATTGCTGCCAGGTTCACTACGCCCAACGTTCGGCGGTACTAACGCTGCCTTCGCTGTATTGACCGCCACCTGCGCCGCGACCTGCACCGAATTCTTCTTATGGACCGCATCCATATCGGCCATGCTCTGATCTTGCGCCATTACATCTGCTCCTGCCGAATGGCTTGCTCGGCATCGATCGCAGCCTGCTGTTTCTGCAACTGTTCCGCAATGATCGCCGACTTCACTGCGACTTCAGTTTCCTTGTCCCACACACCCTGCGGCATGTCTGCATTCGGATTGAGTTCCGGCGACCCCGCCGCCCTCCAATTCGCCAGTTTCACCTGGACAATCTCGTGAATCTCGGCCCGCTTCTTCTGTGCATGCCGATCGATGATGTCTTGCGTCTGATCTGTGGTCGGTCCGGTCATTTCAAGTCTCCTGTTTGAGTCAAACACTTGTCCTCGACTACGATCGGGGACCGGCTGGGAACCAAAAAAGAGTGGGGACCGGATGCATTTGCTGACTCATGCACCCGGTCCCCTGTAAAGATGGGCATGGCACGAGGGTAAAAGCAGCGGCCGCGACGCGCTCATTACCCACTTCACTGGTCGTCTCAAAAAGCACCCGGCCTCCAGGTACTCAAGACTTCCAAATAGGTGCGCGCTGGAAAGGATTAAAGACACGCGCAGCTATACCATACAATCCCATCATTACAACCAAATATAGCACATATTCGCGTGCGTGTCAAGCATTATTTTCACTAAACTATCAATTTGATAGCACTTTTTTTCAATAAACTATCAAAATACACCACAAAATTCACTGTTTGACTCAAACAATACACAAAATACAACCAAAATACAACCTGAATACAACCAAAATACAACCAAAATGGGTCGTGTTTGACTCAAACAGCAGTCGATTTCGACCTTCCAACTATCATTTTGAACCTTTTAACTGCATTTCCGACCACCACACAGTCGTTACAACAGTAATGATTCCACTTATCACCCTCTTTAAATGTCCTCCAATGCTCTCGATGCAATGTTTTCACAACATTATTCCAACCACGTGCAGTGCTTGCTGACAACATCTTGTCGCATCCATCGCATGTAAAAATAACACCACCCTTCCGAGTGCGTTGAGAGTCCAATGTCATGATCAACTCCTATTGTGTGAGTCAAACAGCGAATGTGCATCACTTGATCTGGCTTCGCTACCCCCGGTGTGCTTTGGACTTACAGAGTATAGCAACATTCGAGCGGACCTGTCAAGCATTATTTTCATATTTGCCTGCGACATATTGTCGCACCCCAGTGCCCACAGCGCGTAAGCGCGTGACTTATAGGTTCACGGTTTGTTCTCATTCGCAGGTCGTTCACACTGCTCCACTCTGCATAAAGCCACTTCTCTCCACCGGGTTAGGGGGTAAGACTCTCCTCGCCGAAGGCACGGATAGTCTTACCCCATATAATCCCCCATCAGATATACCCTCCGTACCCGGTCTGTTTGACTCACACACCGCATCGTACCGTGCATTCTGCCATTATTCATCGTATTGAGGTTTCGCCGGTGCCGCATCCCCCCCCCCACCCCCCCCCAAAGTCAACGCGTCATATTGTCGCAGTTTGGAAAACGGGGGCGAGGGTCGGCGACCGTGAACAGAACGAGAACGGAACAAGAACAGATCGGGAACCAACACGGTTGCATAGGAGCGGAACAGGTTGTGTTGTTTGGTTGTTGTTTGATTGTTGTTTGATAATTGCGATTTGGAGCCTCCCTTTGCACGGTGGAGTGTGCGGTATTTGAGTCAAACAGATAAGGTTTTGGGGATCAGTGCCGACGGCGCGGATCGGCACGGCAAATCATGCACGGCAATGTTTGTTTGATGTTTGATTGGTGTTTGTTTGGTTGTTGATTGATCATTGGACGCGTGGGAATGGTTGTTAGGACATTCCGTGCCTTGCGGCGAGGGAAGTCCTATCCCGGAAAAAGGATGGGCTTTGCGCGAAATGGCTTAGGGTGCGACAATTTGCCACATGTGACAGCTATCATTTCCGTTGACTGTGTGTGTCAAACATGCAAAAATGCTGACTGGTTAATGAAAGGTTAGGTGATCGACACATGGTCAACGGCTAGGGGCTCGCGGGCAGCGATGACGCCTTTCCCGCGCGTTTCGACGGCTTGTCCGAAAGGACATTTCCCACATTGCACGTGCTCTATTGCCTTTCATGGCCTTGCGCGCTGCGGATAGCTGAAACGGTAAATGTGGGCATGTGGCGTTGTTGCATGCAATGGGTCGCGTGCGGTCTATTGCGGGCAATAACGCCCATCTGGAGTGCGAACTATGTTTAAGAGAATGTCGGTTGTTGTTGCCGTTGCGTTGTGCGTCGCTTGTGGAGTAGCGAAGTCTCAAGAGATTGCGCCAATCCAAAGCGTAACCGACGCAATGGCGAACAAGTCTACAACGCCGTCATGGCAAGCGATTTGCGGTTACAAGTGGCGTGCATATCGCGCTGCTACAGGTGCCGCTGGTCGCGACGCTTATTTGGCGTTTATGCGAGCGCCTTCGACTGAGGGCGGTTGTGGTGCGGGAGAAAACCGGGCCGCGCCGCGCAATGTCGCAAGGTCGCATGACGACGCTATTCGCGCTTATCTTGAAGCCAATCCCTTGAAAGTGCCGCAAGCGCAGTAAGTATCAAGGGCACTGTACGGTCATTAGGAGGGCCGTACAGTGCCTTTTCACTTGCTGCTAGTGTGGTGGCAAGCCGTTCGCGCAATCGCACGGGCGGTCATTTCTGGGAAAGGAAATGGGATATGGTTAAGATAGTGTCGAATAAGGTGGTCGCCGGTAAGGTGGTCACTAAGACGGTCGCGGCAAAAGTCGCGACTAGGGCCGTTAAGTCTCCGCCGCAAGGCAGGGCCGAAACGGCTGCGGAACGCGCGGCTAACGAAACGACCGGAGGGATTGTGCCACTTAAGAAATCGGCATTGTCGCTGGACGTTGGGCCGCGCGTTATTCACGCCATGTTCTCGGCTGAAGCGCGCGTCGGACAACTGGTCGAGGAATTGCACACGCTTCGCGGCGTGAAGCGATACGAACAATTGTCGGAATTGACGCTGGCGGTTGCCAAAGCCGCTCGCGCCGACGCGTCCATTGATCTTGCCGCAACCTACAGCGGCGATAAGAAGGCAATGGAGCGCCTGAACGATCAACTCGGCATTGCCCTTGGTTTTCGTGAAATCAAAGGTACTGTTGACCGTAATGGGTTGACTTATGAGGCGGTTGTCACGGCTAAGGCCGTTGGCGATTGCTTCCCATTGCCGGGAGAAACACGCGATACCGTCAAAAACTTCGACCAGAAAAATACCTTCCGGTCTAATTTTATGACGCAACTCAAGAAATGCGCACAAGCTGCACATGGTCTGATCGAGCAAAAGATCGAAGCGAAGCTTGATAGCAAGTCAGGTACGCTTTTGATCAGCGGACCGGCCGTCAAAAAGCATTTCGGACAAGATCGAGTGCTTCTAGACGAACGGCAGACCATCGGAACTGGTGACGCTGCGGTCAAATTGAGCGAAAAGCCTTCGTTTCAGGCTCTCGCGAACATTGGCGCAGCGACACAAGGTGTCCAGCCTGCGGCGGCAGGTGCGGGAGGTGCGCAGCACAGAGGCAAACAAAGTGGTACTGTTGGCGGAACGCTCGCGCAACAGGCCGTTAAGGTCGCAGAAGTGACAGGCAAGGAAAGCCTTGACGCGGCTATCGTGACTATCTGCAAGGCGCTTCGTACTGCGTTGGAAAAGACGCAGGGTGCTTTGTCAAAGGGTGCCAGTGCTGCACTCGAAGAAACGAAGAACGCAATCGAGGTTAAACTCGCGTCCTAAGCGATGCGGCCCGGCATTCGAAAGGATGCCGGGCCGATCCTTGTTTGACTCACACAGAAAATGGAGTGCGACTATGCGACCAATATATGAGATTGCCCAAGAGATAAGGCGGGAATGGAAACGGCCCTATTTCGGTGCAATGCCCTACATCGCGGCTATGTATTCATTGCATGGCATCGATGACACCTATGGGGCGGAGAGCGCGGAAAGCATTGTGCTCTACTTCCTCTCGAATGCAGCGACGTGGCGCGGAGATGTCGCGCGACGTGTGAAGGCCGAACTAAAGGCAATGGTTAAGTAACCGCATGCAACGCAACGCCAGGAATAGGGCCGATCCGGTCCTATTCCTGGAGCGGTCTTGTTTGACTCACACAGCGTTCACGGCCTGTTCCGCGCCCAGCCGCTGCCACAATCTTGCCACATTTCGGCCGTCCCCCCCCCTCTGGGACAGGCGCACCAGATATGGCCGAGGCTTGCCTCTGGGACAGGCGGGGGTACAGGCGCACATGTTTGACTCACACACATGTCCTCGCGAAGGCGGGGAAAGGAGCAGGCGCATGAAGGTCGAGTACGAAGTACGTGTGACGGACAAGGACAAGCTGCGATTTGACACCGATGGACAGGCGCGAGCGTATGCCGCACGGGTCGTTGATGAACGGCCAGAGCTTGACTTTGTGATCATACTTGCATGGGTAGGCGACAAACCTGGACAGCGGTGGATCGTTCGACGTGCTTGCAAGTGGTGTGGTAGGCTCATTGGGAGTGGGAAATGCAACGAATGTGAGGCATGTACTCGCGAAAGCGGGTAGGGAATGGCACTGATTCAGGGGGGTGTGACATATTGTCGCACCCCCTACGATTGTGCTTGACAGATTGCTATCAAAGTGATATACTGTTGATCTTGTTTGCACACAGGGAGATCGGTCCATGGGCTGGTCTGTTTGAGTCACACAGGACAGTAGCCTTGCCCTCGCGAAGGCGGGGGGTTGAGTACCGCCGGTCTGTTGACGACAAGTCTAACTACCTCCGCTCTAGCTGTTTGCACATGTGGTCATGAACACAGCCCAGCAGCGCAAGGGGATTAGCAGTTGGCAGACCGGCGGTGAGTGTTTGAGTCAAACACCATGGCCTCACGGAGGTGGGGCACGATAGGAGTGCAAAATGCGAAACGCAAAGGTTGTTACGATTACGGTAAATCTCGGTGATAACGAGCATGAGTTGGATGTGAACATGACGCTGGCTGAACTGCGAGAGATAATTGGCGATCATGGGTTAGGTGAGTGGTCCAGTTTGGTTGTTGTGTTGCTTCCAATGAAGGAGGGCGAAGATGACAATATTTCCGCACAGTGAAGAGTTCGAGCGTGGTAAGCGCATACGTGATCGGTCAGCAGCAGTCGAGCTTGCGGTTGTGCAAGCTGAGTTGTTGGCAGGTGAGTTCGGTGGGCGTGGTGAAGTGCGGCACAGTCTGTATTATCGGTTTGTGCAGACTGTGCTACGGATCGGTAAGCATCTGAAGCTGACAGATGACCAGACCGTAGACTTCGAGAAGAAGATGCGCGATGCGGGAGTGAAGGATACAACCGTCATCGTGACCGGCAAGACCGTATACATCGAAGGTCACTTCGACCTAGCCAAGCTGCGGAAGGGCGTGATATGGTAACGGTGACGGTATGTCGAAGAGTGTCGGTGAATGGCCAAGGCTATGCGTACGGTGGGCGCCAGTACTTCGGTACTGGCGTGCCGCTGTATTATTACGAGTTGTCGGATGGTAGTAGTGGCCACATACGGGCTCATTCACGCGGAAGCGCAATGAGCAGATTGGCGTTTGACTCAAACAGTGCCGGGTATGACTGGCAAGAGAGGAGTGCAAAATGGCCTACGTAATGTCTGATGCTTTCAAGCAGGGAGTTGAGGCACGGAAACATGACGTGCCTATGGATGGCAACCCATACGATGAGGGCGAGGGCAGGAAGCATTCTGCTTGGCTCGCGGGCTGGGAAACTGAAGATAGGTTCATCGTGAAGAACAGGAGTGCAAAGTGATGTCGTGGAAACCACAAGTGCAAGTTGCTGGTGAGGGCGAGAAGTGGCTCGACAACGCGTTGCGGTTCGCTACGAAGGAAGAGGCGGAGCGTAGTGCGAGAGACTTGGCTCGGCGTTGGATAATGGTGACTAATCACCGAGCCGGGGAAAGTTTCGATCCCATCACTCATATGATAAAGGATGACCGGATGGTCGCGTTGCGTCAGGTCGAGATGCGCGAACTGGAGCATGGTGATCTTGTGATAATAGATGGAGGTCGCTTTACCTGTCATCCTGGTGGTGAGGTGCGTATTGAGTACGACAAGAATGGCATATCGTTCTTGTGTGAGGCTGGGCATCACTATCTTGATGAGAACGATGTGAATGACAACAGCAAGGTAGTCGGCGTTTACAAACCAGTAAAGGCAAGTCCTCGCGAAGGCGGGGAAGAAAGGAGTGCGAAATGACTAAGGAAGAGATCACAGGGCTCACGGTGCGGGCTGTCGAGCAGATTGGGAACAACGCAGCCAAGCAATTGGAGGATGCCGCCGAGCAATTGGAGGCAGAGGCGAAGGTGAAAGGCGATCATCTGAGGGCGTTTGCGAATGCCATCAGGGAGCAGACCATGCGCGCTTCGGACGATCTCTCTGATTTCGTTCGGCGCATGAACGATGTGTTCAAGACCAACGAGAACCTCTCGCATAGGATCGACCCAAGGGCATTGGACGAGCTTGGGAAGAACCAAAGGTCTGTTCCGTCGCCGATCGATGGTCGGCGATAGTGTTTGAGTCACACACAACAGGAGTGCAGAACATGGCAACTAGAGCGAAGATGAAGGAAGCTGCGGAGAGGCCGGAGCCGAGTGGGGCTCAGGCGAGCACGTTCCAAGGTAGGATCGTGAAGGAGTTGGGCAAGCTGACGGGTGACTTGCTGGCGAAGGTCAAGCCGGATACTGGCAGGGGTGCGAACCTGTCGAGTGTCCTGGCGGAGATGTACATGTGGGCGCAGATCAGTAAGATGGCTGATGGTCACTACGAGCGTCTGATGGACATTGCCAAGGGGAACGGTGTAATTGAGGTTGCTGACTTGGAGACAGGCACGCATATTGCAGCGGAGAGCAGGCATTTCGTTGTGACTGTTGCTGTGACCGAGCCTGTGAAAAGGTTCGATCCAGATGTGCTGGCTGCATGGGCATACAAGGCGTACAACGTTCCGGTCCCGCTCATGAAGGAACAGGTCGAGCGCGCCAAGGTGCCGACCAAACCACAGAAACGCATTGTGATAACTGAGCGTCCTTAGGATCGCCCTCCACAGGACGCTTGGTGAAGGGGAGGCCGACTTGATCGCACTCCGGTCGGCCTCCCTGCTTGCCTGCACTCGCGAAAGCGGGTGTTTGACTCACACAGCGCAGATTGCGAAGGGGGATCAGATGTTCAAGAAATGCACATGTTGTTTCTGGGGTTGCTGTCCTGCATGTAGGTGCTATTCAAGGAGGGTTAACATGAACGACGAAAAGTTTTCGGTATGCCAGTTCTTTGCCAATGGTGGATATGAATACGTTCGCAGGCATGTGGATGCTGAAGAGGCGGTGAAGGCTGCGAGGCATTACACCAGTAACGTTGCGGTGAGGATGGGCATTGTGAATCGAGTCATTATCACAGACGGCGGTGATATGACAGTCTTCGAATGGAAGGCTGGTAAGGGTGTGACGTTTCCACCGAAGGAGGATCGCGATGACCATAGACCGTCAGAAGGGTAACATTGTTTTCGAGTGCAATGGGTGCCATGAGGTATTGGAAACAGATACTGCTAATTGGGATACAGCCATGAACCTGCTGCACCGAGAGCATTGGAGGGCACGTAAGAAGGGTGATGAATGGCATCATTACTGCGGCAAGTGCGTAGGAGCCTGACATGCCATTGATTTTGCAACCGACATTTAGCGACAAGACACGGGATCAGATCGAAAACCACCTGCTGGAGGTTAGAGCACGCCGCATGGCTGCGGTTGTGACGTACTACGCAGGTGTGAATGCTAAGAACATGCATCTGGTATCGAAGGAACGACTGCGGGTCATGCGGGAGTACCAGATGTTGAAGCGTGACCTGGACAGGATGCACAGGCTTGACAAGGCAATCAATGATCGACTGAACAAGATTGTGCAGCATCAGCAGGAGTTGGACTTTCATCTCAGTAACATAGTGGAGATACCAGATGGCGACGACGACGAGCGAGAGCATAAAGAGGGCGGAAAGATTAACGGGTTTATCAGAGCAGGCAGACCGCCAGGAGGTTAGTCACACCATGAAGACGCGGTATCCGCAGATACTCCCGCAGCATACGTTCATGGCCAGGTGTCCGAATGGCGTCCAGACATGGTTGTGCTACGCAGAGGGCAGAGAGAGTATGCCGTTGTGTCCTGAGTGCAACGAGCCGATGGATATTATTACGGAGATGGACACATGACGTTCAACGAGTTCCAGCGAGAACTGCGCGCTCATGGTGTAGAAGGACCGCCTGCGTATTTCTTCACATTGCTGTACGAGCGGCTGATCGAGACAGAGAATCAGCTTACGCTGTGCGCCAAAGTGGTCCAGCAGATGGCTACGTCGATGGAAGGATTCGTGCAACTGAACGAGGTACAGCAGCGCGAGGTTCGCAAGTTCATTCGTGGCGGTAGGCCGGATGGTATTGAGGTTGCCAGTGTGGCGAACGAGCCGGAGGATTGAAATGGAACGCTCAGTGTATGTCGCGGCTGCGATATTCATTGCTTTGGTTATCGCGGTGCTGGTCATTTACTGGTTTGCGGACGTGCCACAGCCGATTGGCGATGTTTGAGTCACACAGGTACAGCGGCTTGAGATTAGGGTCTATCAAGTTGCTGTTGTGCAGAAGACCCAGCAGAAGGACGTTCTAAATGAAGAAGCTCTTAACGACCGTTGCCATGCTGGCGGCATTCACCGTGTCGGCTTCGGCCACTACCATCAGCTGGAACTTTGGCGAGCATGGCTTCGGCGCGCTCCCCAACGTGCAGGCTTTCGACAGTGGTGGGTTTTTCCTCTCGGCGAGGGGGTTCGATCCTAGTGATCACGGCACCGCTCTGTTTTCCAAGAACGGTGGCACCAACGAGGTTGGTCTTGGCCTCGTGGACGATCCGTCTCATGAGGATGAGATCACCGGGAACAACTTCATCCAGTTGAACATGGATGGGCTGCGGACCCTGTTGACCAACTTCCAATTCTCGATGAGTTCGGTCGATAACCAAGAGGGTTGGAAGGTGTTCGGCAGCAATGACGATCATCCGTTCCAGTTCACTCTGCTGGCAAGCTCCGGTGGTCTGCTCGACAACAGTGTTCATAGTCTGGCTGACGGCTGGGATAACTACAACTTCTTCTATTCCGGTGGCGTGACCGGAAGCAGTAACGTGCTGCTGCACTCGTTCTCCGCAGACGTGGTGGCACAGACGCCGCTCCCAGCCTCGTTGCCATTCTTCGGCGCCGGTCTGGTCGGTCTGGTGGCGTTGGTTCGTAAGCGCAAGTCTAACCGGCTCGCGTAACCCCGTAGGCTGGCATAGTACCCGCTCTGCCAGCGTACAGGCCCGCCGGGGTCCCGTCCATCAACGCCCCGGCGGGCCACTGTTTGAGTCACACACATAGCAGGAGGATAACTAAATGCCAGCAGGAAGTCTAGGTGCATCACGGGTACGGGAAGATTTCAACCCGTCCAAGAACGATCTTGTCACGAAGATCAAGCGGTACTCTGCCGATCTGATCGACTTGTGCCATGACGAGCAGGACAAGGGCGTTGAGTCGGAGGAGGCTCGTTTGTGGGCACTGGCTATGACGCACTACGAAGACGCCGCGATGTGGGCGGTGAAAGCTGCTACGACACAGAAATAGGCTTGCCTGACGGTGAGGTCAGGCATGCCCTCGCGTAGGCGGGGGTGAAGAAGGCCCGCCGGGTTGGTCCACCACCAATGGCTCCTCCCCGGCGGGCTGCACATCACAGGCACAGGAGGGACAAGTGAATGGTTAAGATGATATTCGTAGGGTTGGGGCCTACCGGAGAATTCCCACAGGGCAAGGCGACTCCAGATGATGAAGGCGCACTGATGGTAAGTATCAGTGATGACGGTGAGATGGTGCGTGTAGACTTCGGTACGCGCATCGCATGGATCGGCTTCGGGCCACAGGACGCAAAGCAGTTTGCCGATTCGATTGTGAAGCACGCGAGCAACTGTGTGACTCAAAAGAAGGATGACTAAAGTGGAAACGCTAGAGGCGCTAGAGATGGCGATTGCAGAGATACATAGCCAACTGTTATGGCGTGGCCCGTCAGGTCGTACATTGGCGCATGTCGTGCTTCCTCGTGAAGTCGCTGAGATATTGGCAAAGCGATGCGAGGAAAGTTTGCAGAGGCAGAAGAAATGAAACGTGTCACAGGGTTCCTTGCTGACGACGGAGTGTACTTCGATGCCAAGGAGGATGCCGAACTGTATGAGGCGCTTCATGCGCTGGAGTTCTCCGTCAGGAACATAGGGGCAGACCCAGCCAAGTTTATGATCGTGGTCGAGGGCTGTCAGGAACAACTCAGGAGGTACTTAGATGCCAAAGCTGGCTACGAAAAGAGCGAAGCCACAGGTCCGCGACCGGGGGCCGGGACAGCACCAGATAGTGTCGATCACGCCAACGACAGCCGCACAGAAGCTGCTGCACCCGTTCTCGAACAGTCGCTTGACGAACATCAACACGTGCCCGACGTACGGAGCGGTATCAGCACAGAGGCAGTACGAGACAACGGCCCGGTCGATGGCGCTGGAGGCGGGAGCGTTGATGCACGAAGTGTTCGCCGCGCTCCGCATATGGCAACTACATCGAGTGCAGCTATTGCCGCAGCACGCCCTATCGACAGCAATACGTTTGTTCGGCAAGCCGAAGCAAGAGAGAAGCTACTACGATCAAACGTTTGACTCAAACAGATGGCGCAAGTGCTGGGCTAAGGCGAACGATCAGAAGAATGATCGCGAGTCGATGATGGTGCTTGCGTTCGAGATGCTGCGTAGTAGTGGCTGGGAGGACAGTCCAGAGGACAAGATCAGGACTGTTGGCAACATGGAGATGGCGTGTATCGTGTATATCGACACCATCTTGCCTACCTTGTCCAACTTCCCGATCTACGTACAGGACAAGAAGAATCCAAACTCCGTCGTTGGGATCGAAAACACGTTCGATGTGGTGCTGACGTACGACGACGGTAAGCAGTTTAGGTTCATCGGGACGTTCGATGGCCTGACGTACAACAACGCCAAGGGATTCTCTACGCTCGAAGACAACAAGACAGCATCGAGGCTGGACGCAGGTTGGAAGGCGTCGTTCCAGTTGTCGAACCAGGTGACAGGCTATCTTGCATGCGCCGCGTCTGTGTATGGGTTCGACATCTACAACGCACGCATCCTGGGGCTCAAGATCAAGCCGACAGGTAAGGGCGAAGACGTGTGGCCTCTGGTGACGAATAGGACAGGCGAACAGCTACAGCGTTGGGCGTTCTGGTTCAGGCACACGGCGGAGATGTACGAGCAGTATAAGGACAACTATGAACATGCGCCACGGTATACGCATTCCTGCAATCGGTACTTTCGACCATGTTCGTTGTTGTCGTTCTGCTGCGACACCCAAGATGGCAGGGTCGAGCAATGGAACGAGATGGTTCCTGCGAAGTCAAGCCCATCGGAGCTAGCAGCAGAGGGAGACTGACATGAATGTGCTTGTCGTGGACGAACTGCTCGACGCGATACATGCAATCGAAGAGGATACGCCAAGGCTTGGTGACGTGGATGCAATCCTTGGTGCGGCTATGTTTATCGGTGCGCGGCTTGAGCGTATAGCTGTGGTGCTCGAACGGATTGCGGAGATGCAGAAGAGTTTGATTCAAACAGCAATAGTGATACCGGCAGATTCTATAGGAAAGAGGTAGGCTATGGCGCTATTGCCATTCAAGATAGGGCCAGTTGCTGTAACGACTGGAGCAGAAGCGCCTCGAAGAATGGCTGTGCTCATATGGGGACCATCCTCTTGTGGAAAGACCACCTTCGCGGCAACAGCACCTGGAAACAAACTGTGGCTGTCGTTCGGCGACCAAGAGCATGTGTCAGTCGCGCATCGTCCTGATGTTCGCGTGGCTGATTTGTCGGGACTCACACCAGAGGAGATATTCAAGCACGGGAAAAGCGACAATCCTTTTGGATTAGACCAGATACTCTCGCAGCATACTGACATCAAGACAGTTGTGTGTGACTCAGTAACGGCGTTGGTGTATATGGCATTGCAGCGGTCGGTAGAGATGGGCATTGGAGCAGGCAGACGCGGTTTCATCCCGACGGTTGAGGAGCCAGGGCAGTCTGCGTACGGTGCTCGCAATGCCTTAATGCTGAAGGTGCTGACAGGGTTGCTCAGGGTGACTGCGAAGCATGGGGTACATCTGATTGCTACTGCGCACGAAGCTGATCCTGTAATGGAAATTCGCGACGGTAAGGAAGTTGTGAGTCACATAAGCATCATGCTTGGAGGGCAGTTGGTCAACAATGTAACATTCCGTCTGTCGGAGATATGGCATATGTCGGCAAACAAAGAAAATCGAAGGCTGGCGGTGCGCTCGGTTCGTCTCCGAAGACCAATGAAGTCGCGTATGTTTTCGAGTAGCAGTGATGCAGAGTTTGAGTTGAAGTACAATGCGGAATTGCCTGACAAGGGCCAGATGACCATAGCAAGATGGTATGGCGAATGGGCCAAGAAGGGCATGAAGATTAACCCGAACGGCTCAGGACAGTGAGTATCTGAAACCACTTTGGAGCAGGCTCTGTCCGACTTGCTCATCAGGAGGAATTGTTATGATTGACGACGGCGAAAGCCTTGACGTGATCGAACTGGAGGAGTCGCTCTCTGATATTGAGCGCCCTGCAGAACTGCCGCCCGGAATTTACGTGGGCGAAGTCCAGGACGTGCAGGTTGGTACGTCTGCCAAGGGTAATGCGTACTACGCGGTCAGGTTCATCATCCTGCCCGACGAGATTCCTGCTGACATTCAGGACGACTTCGAAGACGGTGCCGTCCTGTTCTGGAATCGGCAAATCAAGCCGAGGGACGGCAAAGACCGTCGTGCGCTGTTCAATCTGCGCAAGTTCGTTGAAGCCCTTGGGCTGGATGCGAACACTACGTCGATTGACCCGAACGATTGGATGGGTTGTCGTGCCCGTCTGAGGGTTCGGCAGACTGTCAACCCTCGCGATCCGGCATCTGGAAAGCGTGCCGAGATTGCGTCGGTTGAGCCGCTTGAGGAGGCGGCACCGGCTCGTGCAAGGGAGCCGGAAGTCGAAGAGGAAACGGCACCGCCTGCGCGTAGGGCAACCCGCGCTCGCCGGTAAGTAATGCAGGCGCTGCGGGGGCGACTCCGCAGCGCCTTCTCTGTTTGAGTCAAACCATGTCCTCGCGAAGGCGGGGAAGAGGAGAGGCCAAAGATGAGCGAGGATTCTAATTGGGTTCGAGACAGGATCGTTGAGGCACTGCTGAGGAAGAACAACGACACCGTAGACAAACAAGCGGATGCGATCATGGTGTTGTTGAAAGAGACTGCGCGTGAGTCCGATACGTATCATGCGTTCGTGGGGTATCTGAACACACTGCGCCTGGAGCGAGAAGATGGTTGAGGCAATTCAGCTACGGCTTGGGGAGTCGGTCATCAAAGGCGTGTGCCAGATCGTTGTCAGGATTCGGCTTGACGACAGGCGCGATGTTACGGAAGCGGCAAGGTTGCTGAAGATTACCCAGGCGCAGTTCACTCGTAATGTGGTGGTCCAGGCGGCAAGAGCAGTCCTGGCAGAGGCGAAATCTGAGGAGGCAGCGTAATGCGTGCTAGAGTAGTAGCAACCAAGATAACGCTCGGTGATTTGAAGCCGGGCGATTTGTTCTCGTACAGCGATGGGACCAATTGGAATAGTGCAATGGCTGGGGATGCTCCACCACAGGCGCTTGTCTGCACGAATACGACAGACGCAGCAGCGTTGCGAGAGGATACGCTCTACGTGTATCGTCTGACTATAATCAAGGAGAGTGTCGATAAGGACGGTACGAAGGTTCAGCAGCGGGACGCGCACATGTCGGCAGTGCTCGATCCGAATGCTCCTCCGGGTGTGGTGAAGGGACGATAGCATGAGCGATGAGCAGAATCTGAGTGGCGAGCAGGAGCATGCAATCGAGATGTGTTGCGATGTGACCAATCGTATCGCAGGGGTTACGGGTGGGGCAGGCACAGGCAAGACGCTAGTGCTTGGTCATGTGTACCGAGAACTAGCCAAGAGGTACAAGGTTGCTCTATGCGCTCCAACAGGCAGAGCAGCCAAGCGCATATACGAGCTTACCGGCATCCAAGCGAAGACGATTCACAAGTTGTTGGAGTTTCCGCAGCCTGGCAGCGATCCGATATTCGGTGATGGCGATGAGGAAGTCGAGAACATACACGAGCCAAGACGGAACGCAGCCAACCCATTCGAGGAGTTCGTCATTCTCGTTGACGAGTCGTCTATGGTGGGGCCTGAGCTATACAGGCAAATGATAAATGCGCTTCAGAAGAAGGGCGTAATCAGGTTCTTTGGTGACAACAACCAACTGCTCCCGGTCGAGGAGGGCGATCCGCCGTTCAGGACAGTGCTAGAGAAGTTCCCAGCGGTGAAGCTGACGTTCAACTTTCGATCAGGCGATGAAATTGTTAGTAACGCGTACCGGATACTGCATGGACAGGTGCCAGTTCGCAGTCCGAGATTCGATGTCTGGTATACGGACTATCCCGTGTTGGCATTGATTAGGCATATGGAAAAGCATCCAGAGTTCGGAGATGATAGTAGTCAGATCATCATGCCTACTCGCAAGGGGAACGTCGGGACGCTGCGTATCAATCCATCCATACAGGTGAAGCTGAACAAGGGTAAGGAACTGCTGCGACTACCGAGGTTCGACAAGCACGAGAACGAGTTGGTTGTGCGCGCGAATGACAAGTTTCTATGGGTCAAGAACGACTACGCGCTGTCCATGTTCAATGGTGAGATTGGGCGCGTGGATAGAATTGATACGGAGGATGGAACGTTGTGGCTGAAGAATGAGGATGGACGGTGTATCGAAGTGCCGCCGAGCATTCGCACGTATAACACGTACCTGCGATGCGTAATCAATTACGATCCTCGCAAGCAGATCGAGTTGGGCTACGCGATCACGACACACAAGTCCCAGGGCAGTGAGTTCGAGCAGGTGATCTACTGCATATCAGCAGCGTCGGCATTCCTGCTGAACCGCAACAACTTTTACACAGCCATAACGCGAGCCAAGAGTAAGGTGATTGTCATTACTGATCGTCGTGCCATGATGCTCGGCCTGCGAAGGGAGAAGCGTGTGTGAGTCAAACATATGTGATCTTCACAGGTCCGTCACAGAGTGGGAAGACGCTTGCCGCATCGTTGCTTGTAGCGGCGTTGCGAAGCATGGGCCTGCTGGCTATGCATCACTCATTCACGTCTCCCATGAGGCAGTATCTTGGCGCGCTGTTGGGTCGAAAGGCAAGTGCGATCAGACTGGAAGAGTCAATGGGGGAGTTGTTGTGGAAGACGCCGAGGGACTTCTTGAGGCTAGAGGCAGCGCATCTTAGGTTCAATTATGGACCGAACGTCATGGGCAAGATGCTTCAGACGAGGGCTAAGGAGAATGTGATTAATCCTAAATACATTGTGGTGGATGACGGTACGAACGTTCTGGATTGCCGCGTGTTGGGCAATTATAGATTGATCCAGATCACACGCGATAGTGTGGAACGCGTCTATCCGTTCATGATCCCGAACGCACATGTAGTCATCCGCAACAATGGTTCGATTGCGGAACTCGAGGTGAAGATGAAGCTAGTTGCTGACAAATTGGAGGAGGACAAATGAGTGTAGCTGAGGAGTTTGTTGCAATAGCGCAGGGATTTGGGCTTGAGCCGAGAGCTATATCCAGCGGTCCAGAGGATGCAGAGATTGCGTTCATTGGTGAAGGGCTGGGTGAGGTTGAGGTCAGGAAGAATGCGCCGTTTGTAGGTAAGTCTGGTCAACTGCTGTGGAAGCATGTCGCACGGTATGGGCTAGCACAAGGCGGTGTGTATTCAACCAACGTCATTAAACGTCAGATCAGTGCATCAAGCAATGACGCATTCAAGGTGCATCGCGACGAGCTTGCGCAGTGGCAGGAGTTGCTCAGGTGGGAACTGGCGCAGTTGCCGAACCTGAAAACGGTTGTGCTGCTGGGTAACTACGCGCTGTCGGCCATCCTGAACAAGGAAGGCATAGGCTCGTGGCGTGGGTCTGTTGTTGATATTGACTTGCCGAATGGTAAGCATGGCAGGGCGATCTGTGCCAACAATCCAGCGTATCTGCTGCACGAGCCTAAGTCTGAAATCACGTTCATGATGGATATGCAGAAGGTTGGGAAGGTCATCACAGGTAAGTTCAAACCACATGAGGTGGATGCAATCATCAATCCAGGGTATCGTGATGTGATGATGTTCATGGACGATCTGATGCGCAGCGACAAGCCGGTAGCTGCTGACATCGAAGGATTGAATGGCGAGACAGCATGCATGGGATTGGCAAACGAAGCGCATCGCGCCATATGTATCAACTTCAGAGATGCTGACCGCAATCGGTTTACGCTTCGTGAGGAGTGTGAGATATGGATGCGGATACAGAAGCTGTTTGACTCACACAAGGTCATCGCACAGAACGGAGGATTCGATGCGTATTGGTGCTGGCTTCGAGATTGGCTACGCATTCATGTATACTTTGACACGCTGCTTGCGCATCACACTCTCTATCCGCAACTTCCGCATAATCTTGGTTATCTCACTGCCCAATATACGAATCATCCGTATTACAAAGACGAGGGCGACTACTGGAAAGAGGGCGGAGACATCAATGAGTTTTGGGTCTACAACTGTCGTGATGCCGCCATCACCTGGGCTGTCGCGGAGAGAGAACAGTTCGAACTGAAGAACCAGAAGCTGGACAAGTTCTTCTTCGATCATGTGATGCGAGCGCAGCCACACTTGGTCCAAGCGACTGTGCATGGGTTGCCAGTAGACACCACGGTCAAGGCGGCGATTGCACAAGAGATCGACAAGGACGTGGACGATCTGGAGCGTGAGTTCCATCGGCTTGTGCATGAGTGTGTGGATGACACAACGTACTTTCCCAATCCGGCATCATGGCAGCAGTTACGTGAACTGTTCTTTGGACGGCTCAGCCTGAATGGTGTTGGGCTGTCAACGGATAAGACGAATCGCGATCACATAATGAAGCATGCAAGGACGCGGCCTGTCGAGCGTGAGATGCTTGCTGCGCTCAACAAGTACAAGACTGAGGATAAGTTCCGAGGCACGTACGCGCAGTCGAAGGAGTCGAAGGATGGTCGGTTCAGGTTCGAGTTCAAGCAGTTCGGTGTGCAGAACGCACCAGGAAGGTTGTCGTCGTCTGCGTTAATCAACGGAGAGGGTGGTAACATTCAGAACCAACCGATGCGCGCCAGAGGATTCTTCATTGCTGATCCTGGATGCGTATACATATACTTTGATCTAGCGCAGGCAGAGGCTCAGGTGGTGTCGTTCAGGGCGGACATACCGAAATGGAAGGAGCAGTTTGCCAGGGCGAAGCGTGACGGTAGCTACGACTGTCATCGTGCGCTGGCGTCAGAGATGTTCAGTGTGCCATATGCCCAGGTGCCGACAAAGGATTGGGACGAAGACAACCATCCGACGATGCGCTACATATCGAAGCGTTGTCGGCATGGACTGAACTATCGCATGGAGCGGTTCAAGTTGTCTGAAGTGACTGGTCTACCATATCACACTGCTGCACGGGCATTCATGCTGTACCACAAGATTACGCCAGAGTTGCAGGACTGGTGGGCGGAGGAGGAAAGGGTATTCAAGAAGGAGCGAATGCTGTTCAATGCACTTGGAAGGAGGTTCAGGGTGTTGCAGCCTGTCGATGATGAAGTCTCCAAGTCGGTTGTGGCGTTCTATCCCCAGAGCACAATCGGGGATAAGGTTGTGCAAGTATGGTATCAGGCAGAGGAGGATGATGATTGGCCGAAGGGTCATGCGCGTGTCGCCATCAATGTACATGACAATCTGGTTGGCATTGCTGAGACGAAGTATGCCAAAGTGGCCTTGCGCATCCTGAAGAAGTACGCGGAGAGCCCGCTACTCATTCAGGATGCTTGGGGTCGGAGGCCGGCTGAACCATTGTCCATCGGTGCAGACTGCAAGATTTCATACCCGACAAGCTGGGACGAGAAGACGAAACGATTTGTCGAGGACGCCAAGGGTCTGCACCGATGGAGTAACATGAAGAGTATCGAGCTATGACGATCAGACCAATTTTCGCTTGGTATGATTTGTGGATTGGTGCGTTCTGGGATCGGAGCGCACGCAAGCTCTACATTCTGCCGCTACCTTGTATTGGCATGGTTGTGGCGTTTGAGTCAAACAGACGGAGAGGAAGGATGGATGCAGACGCTAACATCAACAGGCTCATCGACTACATTGCTGCGCTGGAGGCTGAGATCGACTACATTGCTGTGCTGGAGGCTGAGATCGAACAGCTGCGGACGGCGCTCAAGAAATCCCCATGAGCTATCGGGAACGAGTAAAGGCCCAAACCCTGAAATGGGCCATGGGAGCACCGTACCACAATCTAATTGACGACGAATGCTGCCCGGACTTCTCGTGTTGCCAGCCCGATCTATTCGAGAAGGACGACGCCAAGCGATGGGAAGCGTATCTTCGTTACCTAGAGCAAAATCCCATGGTTTAGTGCAGCTTCTCAATCTCGCGAGTAGCACGCCATTGAGCGATCTGGCCCGGAAGTATAAACTTCTGGGCCTTTTTGTCTGCGGCGAGTGTACGCAGGAAGGCTATCACATCACCGTCGCGTATGTTGCCACCGGCTTTCTTGATGATGTCGGACTGCCTTCGTCCTTGCGTGCCGCCTTCGATCATGAAGCGTGTGATCTTGACTTGCCAGTCTTCATCCTTCATTGGCCTTGTCCTTGTTGGTATTGTTCAGCGGCAGTATTCGCCAGGTCTGTTTGAGTCGGTGCGCCATACGGATCAAGGTCTTCTATCTTGATTGGTCTTTGGTATATCCTGGACATGTCACGTTCTACTTCGCTGATGGCATCGTTTATCCCACGTGCAGCATGTTGTTGATTATATGCATAGAAGTTCCGCACTTCTATCGGGTTCTTCCAGTTCACGTTAGCGTTCTGTAGCTCTCGCATGACTGTGGGACGCGCTTGGATTTGCTTCTCCCAAGTGACTTGATTGCCTGGGTCGATGTTTATCATTGTGCGTAGAGCTTTACCGGCGTCACTGTACCGCCTCCATAGCGATTTGTAGCCCATGCCGCCCTTCTCAAGTGAGTCGCTCTCTACACGCGCATGCAGGAACTGAATGAACTTTAGGTACAGCGGATTGGTCGGCTCCTTCTGTTTAAGCCCTGGTATCTCAGGTGCTATAGGCTTGCCAAGACGTGCCGTTGCCATCATTTCACCGCTTCTACTGAGCGGTCTGGCATGATCGATGTGAGCTACTCCGGTCGTACCGTAGGTATTGAAGTAGCCAACAATTCTGTCAGTAGCCTTTCGCCGATTCATCATCTCGGCTGTAACACGCGTGTTGCCAGATAGTGGCTTGCTCATACCCATAAGGTTTCCGACCACAGGCGTACGCCTCAATGCCAGATTTCCGGTTGCCTTCATAGCATTCGTGAGCGCATCACCTAGGCCGCTTTCAGTATGTGCAGCAGCATTGTATCCTGCTAGAGTCATGTCAGCCATAGCTGGCCATATGGCTCTGAACACGCTCGACATTCTCTGCGACACTTCTTTGTTTGAGTCAATATATTTGTCGCCCCTACGCATATACACATCGCCGCCAAGATCAACGTTTCCGGTGTTTTGCCCTAGCAGTCCACCAGTCATCCAGTCAGGCAGTAACGCTCCATAGTTTGCAGGTGGTGCAACACCAGTAGCTTCGAACAAGGCTTGTGCTATCGGATGCATGGGCGGCATCACTGCAAGGTCAAGGAATGCAGTCAGAGCAGCCTGTGCATCTTGCTTCATGGTCCATATGTTCTTTCCATACAGATGGTCCATTGCAGCTTCTGTCATCATTTTCAATGGCGAAAGTTCCTGGAACGGCGACCGGAACTCAATCCCCTGCGCCGCTGGAAGTCCTGGAACGGCTAGGTAATACGACATGGCTTTGTCATACTCGTTTCGACCATTCATCATATGGTCAACGTACGGAACGCCTTGTGGATCCTTTCCCTGGCTGACATTGTACCAGTAAGTAAGTGCCGATGGAAGCGAACCGTACATGAACGATCTAGCTAGGAACTCTGTTGGATTAGCACGAAGCGCAGCCGGGAATCGTTTAGCACCCTGAATGGCCATGTTGTGCCAAGGAGCAGCTACACGCAGAAACTCGTTCGGTGCTACCCATGCATATTGGGCAGCCTTTCCGGCCGTTAGTGCTGCGTATCTTTTGAGGCCAGTCACTTGATCCCCAGGATCATACGTGATCTTCTTGCCGCTAGGCGTGTAGTATCGGCCTGTGATTAGTGGATCGCCTGCCATGTCATTAGCTTCCAAGTGCAGGCGATTGTACGTCTCCTCCATTATTTGTTCGTGCGTCGCACCCGGACCCATTTCCTTACCGACCTGACGTGCCACATGACGCAGGTTGCGCTGTATGTATGCAAACTGCGGCATGCTGTGCAGCGCATTGATTGTATGTTTCGCACCTTCGAGCGCCGTCATCGTACCACGCGTCCCCGGAGTTTGCTTTAGGCGCTCTATCGCTTTGTCTATTGCGTTGTTCTGCAAGTGCCGGTTCTCACCTTGACGTAGGAAGCCAGCAGTATGCGTGCCCCTAGCTTCCATTTGAGCAAGTGTGCTGCGCAAGTATGCATTGCTGAGTACTGTAGATAGGTGATTTGCCGCTGTCTCACCAAAAGCCTTTCTTAGCCAGTTACCGCTTGTCGCATTGAGTGAATGTGCTGCATACTTTGCTAGCCTTGGGCCAAGCTGTGATACAAGCGCATAGGGCAGCGTGCCCGGTCCAAGCGGGACGCCTGTGAGCCCCACTGTTTGCCTTATTCCAAGAAGGCTGGGCGGTCTGCGAGGGAGTTGCGGGAATGGAATTACTCCAAGTTTCCTACCCATAACCATTCGCGGGATTATCCTTCCTGGCCCCATGCCTCCGCGTGCAGTTCCAGCAGTTATTTGACCTATATGCCAGTTACGGAGCGCATCCGTAAGAGCAAACCACGGAGCCATCAAGCCTGTAGTATTGGCCACGAATCCTCGCCTGGAGGCATCCAGTAGATGCGTGAGCGAGTTGGACGCGAAGTGATATGGGTCCATCCTAAGTAGGTCAGCCATCGTTTGACTATTCGCTAACCAATGCTCACGCATGCCACGACGCCTAATCGTCACGGTACGATAGTGCAGCTTTGGTGATTGTCTTAGCTCCGCTGCTGTGATTGGCCTGAACATGCCACGACTACCAGGGTTGCGATGGAGGGCATCGAGCGTCTGACCAACTGCCTCATTAGTTAGGCGCTTACGCATGCCTCTACGAACAAAGTCAATTGCCGACCCAACAGGATCGGGTCGCTTGATAGGCTGACCATTGGCATCGTGCGGCCCAGGGCTTCTGTCACGACGCCCCTGTGGAACCTCATTAGGATTGTAGGCATTCGCTTCGGCATGTTGTTTGTTTGTGATGGTTCCGAACTCACCTTCCGCCATAGCACGACGCATCTCTAGTATGTTCTCACGGTACAGGCCACGCACTCGTACGAAGTCAGGATTTTGCTGCTCTGCGTCTCGAATGTATTGCGCCACGTCAGCTTCGCTCATGCCATGTAGCGTAGGCACACCAGGCTGTGGGTTCTTTTTCTTGGCAAGAGAACGCTGCATTGCTTGTAGTTGGTCAAGCATATCGTTCGCATGTAGATAGTCATTGAAGCCATCATGGTTCTGTGCATACTTCTGAATCTCTGGCAATGCTGTGCTAGCTTCGTACCGAACAGCCGGAGTTATAGCACGTCCTTCCGCTGCCGCCGAGTTTGCGATAGAAGATGCCTGGCCTCCAGTAAAGACCCTAAGTGTCTCCTTGACTCGTCGAAGCTCCTCCGGGTCCATGCCTGCCCTTCTGGCATAGCGTGTGAGTGCGGCAGCTTGATCATCGCCTATGCGCGCGTAATCACCAGGGCCGAACGAAGTCTGCGGAACAGCAGGATATGTCGGCTGTGGAAACTGTGGCGCATTGGGATTAACTGGCGGTGCCGCAGGCGGTGTTTGACTCACACGGGGAGTTGTCGGTACGGACGTAGGTGCTGGCGCAGCAGGAGGCGTAGGTGCAGGGGGAGGCTGCAACTGCGACTGTCGTACCATTTCAGGGTCTACCTCGACATAGCCAGGAGGCGGCCATGCCGGTGCAGGAGGCGGTACGATTTCTGCATTGATGGGCGCAGGTGCATGCGCAGCAGGACCAACAGTGCCCGGCTTCGCTACGATAGGAACTCGCGGTGCCTTCCTAGGCGCAGTTGCTGCCGCAGGCGGTAAAGGTGCTACAGACCCAGGAGCCCCAGGCTTTATGTCGCTCAGTTCCGGCAGCTTCTCCTTCAGTGCATTCAGTTCGTCGATGGGGCTCTTCGCAGCCGCAGCAGCTTCTTCAGCAGCCTTCCTAGCGGCTACTGCTCGCGGATTGAGTCCGAGCCCACGAAGGTTTGTGCCAGCCATCCTGCGGTTTTTGGGCGGCGCAAGTTGTGGCGCAGGCGGCAGTTTGGGCTCAGGGGCTACTGCTGCCTCCGGTGCAGGTGGCAGTTCGGGCTTTGCAGCTTCACGTTCAGCAAGTAGCTGACCTACGGGGCTCAGGCCGGTCTTGCCAGGTTCGACAGTCTGTGTAGGAGGTGCTTCGATAGCTTCGTCGGGAAGGAACTGTCCAGTTTCGGGGTCTCTTGGACGTACAGGCAGATCATGCGGGACAAATCGTCCAGTCTCAGGGTCTATCGGGTATCGGAATTTTCCACCACCACCCATACCGAGTGCATGCGTTTCCATCGTAGCGGACGGGAATCTTGCACCTACGACATTCATAGCTGCTTCCGTCGCGGCTGCTGCGGCTCGATCCTCTGGCAAAGAAGAATAGCCCATCGGCCCGATGCCAAGCGCCTTGCCAAGCCATGTGCTATCCTGCGTCGGGACAGACGACCCTACAGTATCATTGAAGTCACCGACTGGCCCATGTGCGTACGGGTTGCCTCCAACGTCCATAGCAGTATTTTGAGCCTCTTCCGCTCCACGGTAAAAGCCCTGAGCCGCACGGATGGGTAGTCCCAAAGTGGCTATTGCGGCCATCTCGCCTGTGGTCAGTGGTCGCCGCGTATATGGCATACCAGGCTTGTTGTACAGCTTCTGAGCCTCATGCGACATCGAGCGCAGCTCTTCGTCTGTGAAGTTCGGCGGTGTTGTCTCTTCATATGTTGGCGTCAAGCCTCGACGCATCCTATCCAATGCCTCCGGTGCCATGAAGGCGCCCTTGGACATGCCAATCGTAGGATCGACCATTGCGTCCATAACATTGATCGTCTGCGGATTGCCATCAGCACCAGTCACCGTGACTGAATGGAACGGAGGCGCCATGCCAGCAAAGTTAGGAACCTGAGCAGGAATCGAAGAAGGTTGCAAGTTCACCGGCGATGCAGGCAGGTTTAAGCTCTTCACATAGTCTTGCAGATTCTGTGTCTCGATATTCGGCTGAGAGAGTGTTTGACTCAAACCAAATCCTCGCGAAGGCGGGGATAGTGCTTGTGCCATCTGGTACGGAGTCTGATCTTCTTCGCCAACGTCTGGGCTTGCGTCTGACATTTCGCTCGGGTTGATTTCAGCATACTGCGCACCTTCGTACGGCTCAGGGCTCGCATCCGACCTAATACCTGTGTCGAGCATTGCATATTGACGACCGCGAGGCTGCGTAGTGCCTACATCGCGCATCTGCGGTGTGTAAGCGCCCAAGCTGTTGATCCACTTGAGGTCTTTGAGTTCATGCACAAAACGTTCGCCAGTTCCCGGATTGAATGCAATATTCGCACCGTCGGAGCGATTACGACCACTCTCGTTTCCAGTAGCGAAGTTACTAACGTTTGATCCTTGTAGTGCGTTGGTGGCAAGGTTGTTGATACGGCCTTGAATGTCGGGTCCGTAGCCATGACCGAGTTGGCTCATAGTCGATTGAGGATAGTACCTAGAGTCTTGGATAGCCCTGGTCAGTGAGTAGCCTCGGGATAGCGCACGATTCATTACAGACTCGATATAAGCCTGCTCCGCCTGTGGTCCTTGTCCACCGACTTCGGCCTGCGTCGAAGCTGCAAGTAGCCTACGTACGTTCGGGTTTTGAAGTTCAGTACCGAACTTAGCCTGTCGCGCCTGCGCTAAGGTCTGGACAGGCACGCCCTCGAAGGACGGTTGAGCAGATGACCGAATGGACGACGCAGGCGCACGATAGCCAGGACCGGCTACATTTGATGGTTCTGCAAAAGGCTGCTGATCGGAAGGCTGTCCCCTGCCGCCGCCACCTGCTAGTTGAACATGCACAGGGTCTCTAGCATACGCACTGCCCTTCAAGAACTCCAGGCCAAACTGACCAGCATGCTGGTGCAGCCAGTCAAGCACCGGGCCGTGCGAGACATCCGCCGCAGTACCTCGCTCATGTCGGCTAGTACCAGGTGCTGCTGCTAGTCCACCTTGACCCTGTGGTGAATAACGAACGCCACCGAAGGAGACAGAGCGACCTGTATAGTTTGCATAGTATTGCGCCTGAGTCTCTGGCGAACGATACAGATCAGTCAGAGTCGCTTTGGAACCTGTGGCAGCCTCCGCAGCCTGAATAGCCTGCGAAAGTCTGCTGGCAAATACAGGATTGAGATTGTGCGAACTGAGTCCTTGGCCTTTGTTGAGCAGATATTGGTAAGGGTCCACCTGCGCTGCGACAGATGACGGACCATACTGCACAGGCTGTTGAACGGCCGAGGCTGGTGCCCTATAGCCAGGACCGGCAGATAGCGGTGACAGTTCGGCCAGGGTCGGTGCGGACGGAATAACAGGCAGCGGCACAGGCGCTCCCTGCACAGGCTCTTCCTGCACAGGCTGCGGAGGTAACGGCGACATGCCAATGGTAGCCACAGGGGGGCCTTCATCAGCAGGAGGCGACGCCAGTGCGACTGCATGACCCAATGGAATGTGTTGATCCTCTGGAGGCAACGGCAGAGGATCAACTGCAGGAATAGGCGCTACTAATCCAGGCTGTTGCTCGTCGATGGCAAGGTTGTTCAACTCCTCAAGGTTGTTGTTGTCAGTATCGTCCGTGTAGTCATCGTCTTCAGCCATCGGAGTTGCCCCGTGTTTGAGTCAAACAGCCTGTCCTCACGAAGGTGCGGAACTAGTATGCCTTCTTCTTCGAACCCATGTTCTGCTGCGCTTCTGCAAGTTCGTCTTCCGTAGACATAGGCTCGATTGACCCTTGCGACGACGGTTGGGGCGGTCCATTGCCACTGAACGCAGCAGGTGGTACGCCACCCATGGGAGGACCACGCCTCGGCATGCCAGGGGGCATACCTCTTGGAGGCATTGGGGGCATACCACCTGCTCCTGGGGGCATGCCACCTGGCGCTCCACCGCCGCGAGGCATCATGCCACCAAGCACCATAGGCATGAATTTCTGAATGATCTGTGGAATGATCGCCGGATTGGTTGCGATCTGTTGCACCAGTTGCGGCGGTAGCATCTTCATGATCATCTGCACGATAGGCTGGGCAGTTGCTGCTAAGCCACCACCACCACCAGGCATCCCACCGACTGGCGGACCACCTGCGGGTGGCATTCCTCGTGGGGGCATTCCTCCTCCGGGGGGCATCATTGTCATGGCTTCTACTCCTGGTTCAGTTGGTTCATGATGGTAGTTAGTACGTGCGCTCTGTAGTCTGGCCTTATCGGAGGAGTCGCACGATCTGGTAGGCTCTTGTATGCTCCTTCCGGCGTCTTCCGTATGAAGTCACGAGCAACAGCGCCCATTTGACTCTGATCGTTCTGGTGCGCGAACATGTACCGCTGCTGCGCCTTGGATACGATTGGCATGGTCTATCTCCGTTTGAGTCAAACAGGGAATGGAGCTAGGCGAAGCTGCTCCAGTCGCCGCCACCACCAGAATCGTTCCACGACGAACTCCACGGCGAAGCGGGATCGTATTGCGTGCTCCCGTAGGTGTCGCCTTTCTGCTGGAAGTTGGTAAAGCCAGGGTTTGGGTCGTATAGTGGTGGAGAGTACGGTGCCATTCCTCCTCCTCCAGACTGATCGACATAGCCTACACCTGGGGTAGTTCCTGGCTGGTCCTGCACTAGTCCATATTGGGGTTGCGAACCTTTGCCTCCGCCTTTGCCCAACCCAGCTAGTGCTGACGCAACACCACTCAGGTTTGGTGACTGACCATAGGCTTTGGCAAGCTCGTTGTACGCTCCACCGACCGCAGCCGCTCCTGACTGATTGGCTGACTGAATTGCAGCAGCTTGTTGACCTTCAATTGCATTGAGTTCCTGTGGCACTGTCGAATACGGAGACGGCGCACTGGACGAGCCGCCTGCCATCATTTGTTGCAATGCCTGAAGCCGTGGCAAGTAGTAGTTCTGGCGTTGTGCAACATCTTGCGCAAACTGCGGAATTGACTTCTCGTAAGCACTCAGCAGGTTCGGACCAACACTCTGACCCTGAGCATCGTCCAGTGCCTTGATAGCTGTTGCATAGTCTGCACCACGGCCCTGGCGGAGCATCGTTCGTCCAATGGCTTGCCTATCTCCTCCGATGACATCCTGACTCGCCAACGACATCAGCGTATATAGCTGATTCTCGTCGGCTCCGCGGCTTGGTGCTTGATCGTACCGGAAGCCTGCAAGTGCCTTGTTGTAGTCAGGAACGGCTTGCAGACCGCGTTGGCGCTGTTCTTCGAGAATGAGCCTATTGCGAGTGGCGTCCTCGGTTAGCTTCTTCAGTTGCTCCTGTTCGCCTGCACCAACAATCGCCCTCTGTGTTGGTGTTAGATCAGTCTCCCAAGTGTTTGTAGCTGCATTGTAGCGTTGCTGATTGCCATAGGCGTCAGTACGTGTCGCTGCGGCAAAACGCTGGTTCTTCGCAGCCTGTTGCTTCTGAAACTGTAGTTGCGCAAGCTGAATTGTCTGCTCCTGAGCCTGCGCGCTAGCCTGTAGACCTGCACCGACCAGGCCAACCAGTGCTCCCATGATCTCTGCCATGTCACTGATCCTCTTCTTGGCCGTTGTTTATCGGATCGTATTGCTGGGCTGACACAGGAGGGGCTGACGGATTTGGAGCAGTTGGCGCATTGGGAGCAACTATCCCGCTAGGCCCCGTCCCAGCACCCTGAGACTGAAGCACAGGCGGTCCTGTCAAGGCTTCGTATGCGCCACTTCCCATCTTCCATAGTACATCAGGTATGAACCTTTGGATAAGTGACTGTTCCGGTACAGCAGCAGGAGCACCTGCGGGAGGCTGGTTTGTCCCCACAGGAGGCGCATTGTTCGCAGCAGGAGGCGCACCGCGAGGAGGAGGCGGATTTGCCACAGGAGGAGGCGCAGCAACAGGCGGATTCAGTGCATTGGTCGTAGCTTCAAGGTTCAGTCCACCGACGAACTTCTGAACAGCGATACGCTCAGCCGCTCCCTCCGGTGAGAATTTAGGATGCGTGAATTGCGGAACAGGGCCAGATGCTGTCATCTTCAGTGGGATGAGATGATCCATCCCTGGTATTTGCAATGCCTGCCCTCCGTTCGATAGCGTTACTATACCACCCTTGTTAGGATCGACAGGTGCAGCAGGCTTAGCAGACCCACCGGACGGGACCATGGGATTCAAAACGGAAGGAGCACCCGCAGGCCCTGCCACAGGAGGAGCCAGAGGATCGCCTGGCATATGGAACGGTGTCGTATTGCCTGCGCCCGGATTGACTGTAGCCCAAGGCGTACCAGAAATCATCGCAGACGGTGGCGGTCTGTAACCCTGACCACCACCGTATTGGTTAGCAGCCATGCCAGGAGCCGCACCCTGCTGGCCCGACACTGGATATGGAGGAGCCAGCCCTTGCAGTTCGGCGTATTGATTAGCACGTACCTGCTTTGCCATTTGCTCTGCTTGTAGTCGCTCCCTAATGCCTTCTGCCGAATGTGCATTGAACTGATACGATGTACGCGCACCTGTACCTCTGCCGTACAGTCCAGCGTTGCCACCGTACGCGCCGCCGCCCTGCACTCCATATGCGGGCGCAGGGGTCGATTGGTTGTTCGCGATGCTGGACATCTTCGCAACGCTGTAGCCTTGAGGCGCTTGCGGAATGCTCAGATCGACGTACTTGTATCCAGGAGGGGCAGGCGGATACACCTGCTTGTCCCCTCCACCGCTGCCGAAGATATTGCCGAAGGGATCACCGCGACCCCCTCCACCGACTGATGGACCAGACATGGCATCCTCCTGTTTGAGTCAAACGCTCTCCTCACGGGTGTCAGAACACGAGTTGCGAGTCTTTGTTCTGATTCGCCTGAGCGTTTGGATCGACGACGCCAGCCTGTGCTGTAGGATCGAATGGCAGGTTCTGCGCGCCCTGGCCAGCACCGGCGATTGCAGCCAGCCCAGCGGTGTTGAACAGATTGCCGGAGCCGATCTTGCCTCGCAGTGTCGTGCCAAGGTTCGTAATGAAGTCGTTGAACTGCGTATCCGCACTGCTGCCATACGTGTTCGGGTCGAAGTTGTCGCCGAGCTTGAGCGTGGATGCCGCTGTACGTCCCTGATTCGCAATGTCGCGTAGGCTCTGCTGCTCGCCAGCAACTGTGGTGGTGCCGATTTCGTTCAGCTTCGCCAGCACGCCAGGGTTCTGACGGTCAAGTTCCGCTTCAGCCGCTGTCTGTCCCGATGGGGTGATGACACCACGCGAGAGCATGTTTTGAATGATTGCATCTGCGCTCTGGCGTTGTTCAGCATCGATACCTGTCGTGTATGGACTGATGGTCTGCATGTTGACGCGTGTTGTATCGAAGTTCCCAGGGAACAACTTGTCGAGTTGCGCATTTGCTTTGGCCTGGGCGCCAGAAGTCTCTGTGTTATAGATGCGCGCACCAACGTCCTGGAATGCTGCGCCAGGATTCGGATCGGTCGGCGAAATGCCAGCAAGGATACTGGAAATTTGCGAATCGATGTCGGTTGCGTATTGTCCAGGATCAAGACCCTGCTGCTGGAAGTAGTCTCTGGCAGACGCAGTACCGCCCGCTGCTGAGCTAGTACGGAGAGCCAACAGATCGGCCTTGTCTTGTGCAGCCTTTGCAGTAGCTGCATCTTGTGCCTTCTGTGCAGCCGCTTCCTGCATTTGCTCGACCTGTACGCTATTGTCTGGAGGCATGCTGGGTGACGACATTTCATTTGCTCCTCTGCTTGTCCTCGCGAAGGCGGGGACGGTAGTGGTACAGTTTCCCGATTGATTCAAAACCGATACTCTTGATTAGCCTGTCCATTCCTTCATCGTTCCCTCCTCCGGTGTACGTCGCTCCTATAATTGTCGCCTTGCGCGCGAGTGCCCAATTAAGATACGCACGCATGAGCTTCAAAGCATTCGGTAGCGTACGCCACTCTGGCAGTATGAAGAAAAACACATCGTTTGTTGCTCGATCCCACGAGAATGCCATCGTCACACAGTAGGCACCGATGCCACCAACTATCTCCCCTACGTCGTTCACCAACAGAAACGTCACGAAGTAACCATCGTTATTGACGTTCTGCTCCAACAGGGTCGTGACACGACTGCGATCAACAACCACTCCAGCGTAGTTCTGAAGTTTTGGCACTTCGCGCACAGCAACCTCGACTATGTATGGAATGTCACCCATCCCATAGCGCCGTAAGGTAGTGCTTTTGTCTCGTGTTCTTGACGGCATCTCACTTACCTGTGTTTGGTCTGCTCAATAGCCCGGCGTATTTCGTCACAAGTCTCTGTTACCGTCACGTATTTGCCGTCTGAAGTGCTGACCATGCAACGAACCCCCTCGGTGAAATGTTTGTTGCTCTTGCTCGACGGCGCTGCACGCATGCTAGTGATCGATGGTGCATTGATGTCAATCTCCTCTCCCGCCAAGCCATGCAGGACAATGATCACCGTTGAACCGGCGAGAATAGTCATGTCCGCAGCCCTGTTTCCCGCCCCCCACCTTCGTGAGGGCTTGCTTCGCGAGAATGAAGTTTGACTCAAACAGATTCCAGCACTTCGATACGCGCCTTCAATTCCTTCACCGCATTCACCAGTGCGAAAATCAGCGGCGTAGTGTCTAGTACACGCATATCATCGACCGGCACACCGTCAATGTAGGCATTGGTCAGCGTGACCATCTCTGGGAGCACAGCCTCGACTTCTTGCGCGATCAAACCAGCAAATTTTCGTTCATCAGCCGCCGATTGAGCATGACTGCTGTTTGGATAAGGTGCCGTCTTCGTGGCATCCGGTGCGTCCTGTGTGTCATTGCCCTTGTATGTGTAGATAACAGGTTGCAATTTGGCAATATCGTCGAGGCCACGCTTGTACTCGCCTTGCACGTTTTTGATGCGAATGTCGGAACTGTCAGCCCACGCACCACCACCAGGCTTGTAGCCATTGAAGTTCGCCGTGACGTTGCCGGTCGTGATGTTGGCGGCTGAGAGATTGTATGCGATTGTTACCAGCGCAGTTGCTCGATTGATGCTCAACGGCGAATCGATAAGTGTCCCGGCATCGCTGCCGCGATAAAGCACAAAGTTGCTGCCAGCATTAGCGCCGGTTTCGGCAGCGGCGTCGCCCAATCGCATAAGCCATCTCATGCTGGCGCCGGTTTGCCCGTACAGATCGGCACCGAACCCGGCCGCTCGTATCAATGCCAGCGAAGCGTTGCTGCCTGCGATGTTGATCGACAGCGCCCCGGTCATGGTATCGCCGGCCTTGCTGACCCGCGATGTGTCACTTGGATGAATATGCGCTCCATCTGCCCATTTTCCACTCGCTCCAATCGCTGCAGCACCGTCCATTACTGGCGCAACAGTTGCAACCACAGGCATCGCCGCAGTTACTTGCGCCGCTGTCTGATAACCAAGTGGATTACTTGCAGCATACCTTGACGTATCGGTCGGATGGACATGATCCTCACGCGTATAGGATGGCGACACTCCTACAACGCCTGGCGTCGCATCCATCAACGGCATAGCGCCGCTAGGTGGAGGTATACTCCCGCCGCCGGTCACGTTTACTATAGCATTTTGCACAAATGCAGTCGTGGCTAGCTTTGTCGTAGCATCTATCATCGACGCTACTGTAGGTGCTGTCGGTACACCAGTAAACGCAGGACTATTCAGTGGCGCTCGCGATGTATCAGTTGGATGTACATGGTCGCCACGCGAGAGCTTTTGCAACACGCCCGCCGTAGCAATACCGTCCATTGCAGGAGATGCATTAGAACCAACAACAACTTCGTCAATAGCAGTTTGCACATTGGTAGCCACCAGATGGCTTACTGCATTGCTGTAGCCAATGCCAGAGGCCGTCTGAGGCGATAAGCTGTTGTATGTGAATCCCCAATAGGCAGCATCGTCATTGATCGTACCAGCAGCATTGCTGACATGCTTGGTCGCACATACTGCCTGAATGTTCCGACCTGCCGTTGTGTCGTACACCATATCACCAGGGTTGTACGCAGTATTGTTCAGCCACTGCCCTCGCACTTTGAACGAGAGCATGATTGCATTCCAGTATGTCGGATGAGCCGCTCGATCCTGCGCAAACGTCGTCGGCGATGCAGCACTCGTATGCGAAGTTACGCACACCCATGTCGAGCTATCGACTGAATCAATTACCTGAAGGCCCAGATTGTACTGGTACGAGTTCTGCCATATCGACGTGCCATTGCTCGCCGCCTGACCATACATCAAGGAATCGATAGCATCGAACGAGTCCCAGATGCCCTGAATCCAAGGCTCAGACATGAAGTCGGTCTTTGGGAACCGATAGTTCTTGGTGTATGTAAGTGTCATGGACCTACCTCACGAATGGCTGTTTGAGTCAAACGTTCTCCTCGACCACGATCGGGGAGCTAACGTTTATACCTACCACGAGAGTACAGGAACGATGCGCTGAGGACTTGGAGAGGCTTCGTGGTTGTTCCGACGACTCTCAGTTTCAGCAACTTGAACTTGACTGGAGAGCCCCACAGTCTAGGATCATCTCCACGCCTGCCTCCGCCCATCGGCCCATCATTGTAACCTGCGCCAAGCGTTCCGCCTCCAATGAATTTCATCGACAGCGCAGGACCAAACCGCACAATGCCGGTATCGTCCTTATACAACCCATCCACATACGCCTCTACTGTGTACTCGGCCGAACCCACTGTTCCGATACTAATGAACCGCAACTGTTTGGACTTCATCGGGTCTTTGCCCGAGAGCCACGGTAACTCCATTTCGAACTGGATCGGAATGCCATTGTATACCGTCCAATAAGCAGGGAATGCAGCAACGTCAGCCGCCATCGTAGTTGTGCCGCTTGTATGTGCCTGCATGCATGTGTACGAGATGTTATTGACAGTATCTCGAATGATCTTATTGACTGCATACGCTGTGCTGGGTGCCCAATTAGCATCTCTGTCATTCATGCGATCCGCGTTCCAGTTCTCTCCCAGGAACACAGGATTGCCATGCTGGAATATTCGCATACCAGCACCGTAAAACACACGTCCAAGGAACGTAGTGCATGCACACGTCCACAGCGTCGGAAAGTCGTACTCGGACCACGAACTATAGTGTAGGTTCTCGCTCCCGGTATGCACAAAAGCACGTCCAGACGGATTGAACAAAATCGTATCATGCCACAGCGGATCATGGATCAGGAAGCAGTTGTTCTGCTGCTGCGCATCCGTCAGATTACCTGTTACGTTTCGGTAAAATGGCTCAATACGGTCACTGACATGATCGCTGGTAACGTTGCCACTGAACAGATTACGTTTCGCATCACTGAACCCATCGAGGCCAGTAAAGATCATGTCGTGTTCAACTTGAGTCACACAGCGATGACCCAAAAGACCGAATTTCGGTAGCGTATCAGGAAACTGTGGCTTGTGAGTGCCTCCCGAATCGTAATTCCCAAGCAGAACAAGCAGCGTTTGACCCTGAAAGAATATGAGCAGATAGCTACGAAAACCAGCAAGACCGCGAATGGCAGCGGCACCTTGCGGCGAGTACGCTCCCACGTCAATAGAAATCGAGTCGTTCGGCACCGGATCGCCAGGAAACACACCAGAAGTGCCCACTGCCGATATGTAGAT